ATTTTTAAATAATATATTTAGCTGAGTATTAAGCCCTTCGGATTTTACCTGGTCCATATCAGCCATTTCGATACCTAATTTAAAGAAGGTAATCATTAACTGCCCTGCGTCTAAGTACTGATCCGTCATCTCTCCACTGGGATCTCCTTTGTACATATCAGCCTCCACCTTCAGAAGCTCCTCTAGAACGCTCTTAGATTTCATCTTCAAAGAATGTCGATTAAAGATGGACGGACGGAAGTCTGCCTCGATGTGATCGATCAAAGCATTGACTAGACCGGAGTAAATTATGATCGTTTGTTTTTCTGTTAATTTTTTCATAAGTTTTTATTTAGATAGTCCTTTATTTTCTTGGTCCTTAAGAAGGCAGCCCTCCGCTCTGATCCGGTATTATTTAGAATCCTTAATAGATTCGTTCTAAGCGAATGATTTAAGTCATTGATACGAACGCCAGGCAATAGGATAGAACGCGTCTCTCGTGTCAGTTGTGACTCAATCCAGGCGATGCACTGCTTGTAATTATCCGGCAGATTTTTATTAGTGTCCAAATTGATTAATAACTCCGGCTTGAATTAAGATTAACAATAGTACCAACAGGCTTGATCTCAAACTCAATTCTAGGATCTAGCTTATCGATATGCTTTCTCATGACAAGGATAGAACAGAGGCGATCGTTCTTGATCATGCCACAATTCTGCAAGCAATCAAGAATAACCTTTGCCGAATTGTCCAGGTCAGATCGATTAGACTGGAAGTAGACGTCTATCCAGATCTCAAAGGGAACGCTTATCGTTTCGCCTAAGTGCTTTCTGATCTGCCATTCGAAGCTTACTTCGTAGCTCTTGAGATCTATTGTCTTATATAGGCGATTGCCTCCGATACGATAGCCGTTTGACTTGCTAGGCACCTGGCCTTTGATAGTTATCATTTTATGTATTTAAAAAAGTGAGCGATTACATCGACTGTCCAGCCATTGCCTAGCATCTTATAACGCTGAGAGTCTGAGACGTGATTAGTATAATTATCTTTTACAGTCTGAAGGCGCTCGCATTCGATAGGAGTAAGTCTTCTGATTTTTTTTGTATTAATTAAATTTGCTCCGTTCCAAAGAGTTGTCAAAGCTGGATTAATTCCATTTATATCAAAAACTCTATTTTGCATATAAGGCTGTTTGCCTCCGCTTTCTTTAGATAAATTTAACTGTCTTACTAAATTATCCTTTTGAACAGTTGTAAGGCAATTAGTTTTCCCATCTGTTCTAGATTCGAACATTTGAACGGTAGGAAGTCCGGACTCTCTGCTCTTAGGATTATCTGGATTCCTTCCTCTCATAGCTACAATTTCAACCGCGTTAGTTGTTCCGGTATCTAAGCAATAAGTTTTCCCATCTGACCTAGATAAGGGTCCTGTTCCTCCTTTACCAGAAGTTGAAGATCTGGGCATTGTATTGTGAACAATTATTTCAGCATTATTTTCTGAATTAATTTTAATTCTTTTAATAATTTTATCGCTTAAAAAGTATTTCATATCGACTTCTGGCTCTAAAATATCTTTTAATAAAATTCCTTTGTCCTTTGGCTGTTCGATTGTAGTTTCTAAATCTCCAAATAATCCTCTAGCCTCTAGCCCTATATTAGTCCAGTATAATCTTTGGCGATTCTGAGCAGAAACCAAAGCGGAGTTAATCATGATTGGCTTGACTCCAATAGCCTTAGAAAGAATCTTCTCCCACTTTTCCCCCATCATTACGTTTTCAAGAAGAAAGTATTTAGGTTTAGTCTCATTTAAAAGTCTCATGTATTCCCAGAATAGATAAGACTGACCTTCGAACTCAAAGCCTTCAGCTTTTAATTCTAAGTATCGTTCTAAACTAAGTATCTCTTCCTCGTCCTTTGTACTCATTCCTTTGCGCTTACCTGCAAAGCTAAAAGACTGACAAGGAGATCCGCCTATTAATATATCTATCTTAGGCAAAGAATAACCATCGACATTAATAACTGAACCCAGTTGCTGAGTATTAGGATAGTTTGCCATTGTCACAGTCATAGCATACTTATCAATTTCGGAAGCGAAGTAATTATCTACTTTTATTCCTGCTCTTTCCAGCGCTTGCTGTCCGCAAGACATCCCATCAAATAAACTTAATACGTTCATTATTTTATTTCGTTTAATTCAATATCCAAAAACTCGCAAATCTTTAAAGCGACATCTAGCCTGGGAGAAGTCTTCCCATAGATGTAAGCGCTTATAGTTGCCTGAGAAACCTCGCAGAATGCAGCGACTTCAAATTGATTAACATTTTTTTTATTCATTCTGGTAGCCATTAGCCTGCCAAATCTTTGATTAAAATTTTCCATATTAAAATAAGTTTAATTGAACTTCTGGTTTATAACTGGAATCGTATTTTTTATTTTCCCCTTTTGGGTATGGCTCAATTTTGTATTTTAAATTATGCCTAAAAATCTTTTTAGATCTACCTAAAAAATAAACATATCGATGTTTTGAGCTTCTAAATTTTCTAATTGAATAATCTGTATTTTTATCGTAATGCCTGGAATGAGTTCCATCTTCATGACCAATATCAGTGCGTTCTTTAGTGGCTCCAGTATAGATCCAATTTGTAGCCTGGTAAATATAGCCACTATGATTCCATAAAGAATCAGCGTAACTAACTAAAATTAAATCCTCTTTAATAATCTTAAGGCTATTTGAAACAAAAAAAGAAAGTACGTTTTTCTCTAAGTTTTCTTCAATACATAATCTATTAAGCTCATAAACATATTTACTAAATTCTTTTCCACAAATTCCATCACATAAGCTAGGGCTTGCAGGCTTTCCAATAGTTAAAACTCCCATTAATACCTCTGCTTCAAATAATCCAAAAGCATAAGATATAGAAGGAATCCTTTTGGCGTAATGCTTATAAAGAAGCCATTCGTAAGTCTGGTCTGAATCAATAGGCTTTACAGAATACTTTTTAGTAACAGACATCTATTAAAATTTAGCTTCTTCAAATAGGTTTTTTAAAGTATTTAATGCTTGATCCCCTGAGCTGGTTGGTATTCCCTGGTATTGCCTAAGCTCATCATAAGAGTCCTCGATTCTGTTTGTCGTAATATCCACATACCGATCAATAGTGCAAGTCTCTCCGTCTCGATTCTTTAGGACCACATAGTTTAGGATATTATCGTCTGGTCCTTTGGCTGTATTGTTAGCCCTAGAATCTGTGTACTTATAATAATCGTCTCGATAAAGTCCGATTACTGCGATGGCATCCTGCTCCACATTACCAGAGCTTCTAATATCTGAGAGCTGGGGCAGTCTTGATGATCGCCCCTCAATGCCCCTAGATAACTGAGACAAAGCGATGATCGGAATCTTTAGCTTCCTAGTTAGCTTTTGAATCTTATTGGAGACAGATGAAACCTGAGCAAAGTCTGACTGATCCTTTAGCTGATTGTCTCTGATCAGTTGCAAGTAGTCGATGACTACCAGGTCAATCTTATTTCGTTTAGCCTCCGATGTCAGTATCATAGACAGATAGTTTATATCTCGATTATCAGAGTCATAGAAAAATATAGGAAGCGATTTAAGAATCGAAGCGTTTGAGTTCCTGATTTTTAGAATGTCATCTAGCTTTACTCGGTTCGCTTTTAAATCACTGTATTTATAGTCATGATTCTCGGAGCTAATAAGTCGATACATTAAAGATTCTTTAGGCATCTCCAAGGAAAGGAATAAAACTCGCTTACCTGATTTCGCTGCGCTCTTAGCGTGTTGTAATCCAGCGATAGTCTTTCCCATACCTGGACGCCCAGCGATTACCGTCATGCCTTCCTGAAATCCTCCAAGGATATAGTTTAATTGACGTGATCCAGTATCAATCCCGGAAAACTTTATCTTTCCAGCGTTTGCTTCTAGCTTATCGATGACCTCGTCGTAGATAGTAGCAATATCGAAGACCTCTGTCGATTCAATAGAGCGCTCTAATGAGTCCAGCTCCTTCTCGACTATCGTCTGCAAGTCAGATACTTCCTTGTTATCTAAGATTGCCGTCTGAATTTTAAAGGCTAGATCATGAAATCTTCTTTTACCTTCAGTCTCTTTTAAAGCAAGGCACGAATCTTCTAAGTTTATCACTCGTTCAGGCATTAGTTTCAATACCAGCTCAGACGAAATTCCT